ACTGGATCACGCGCAACAGAAGCATATGTTAATGCAGTGTCAAAAAATCTTAAACACCTCATACCATTTTGCTATGATTATGATGACTTCAACTCACAACATAGCTTTTCAAGTATGCAAGCAGTTATACTGGCGTGGAAAAAAGTTTTTGGGCATCAGATATCAGCTCAACAACGCGCAAGTGTCGATTGGACTATACGGTCAATCACAACTCAATTCGTACATAATAGCACGACTAACGATATGTATCGTACTGCTGGAACACTCTTCAGTGGTTGGCGACTGACTACATTCGTTAATACTGCTTTAAATTATGCATACCTCGCAGAGGCCGGTATCAACAAACTCATGAAATATTCAATACATAACGGTGATGATGTATTGGCTGTCAGTGATAGCATGGACAAGATAATAAGTCTTTTAGCAAATACTCGTAAGCTTGGTATACGTGCACAAGTGTCAAAAATGAACATTGGTACCATTGCTGAATTTTTACGTATGGATTTTAATGCAAGCACGCCTACTGGAAAACAATATTTAACGCGAGGATGTGCAACATTCGTGCATTCACGGATAGAAAGTGGGTCACCTTTACATAAACGTGCGGTATATGGTTCTATACATGACCGCAGTGTGCAACTCATACACCGCGGTGCCAACTGTAGCTTCATTAAGCAGCTTGTTGAAAAACAAGTTAAGTATGCTGACAAGCTGTTCGGTGGTGCAAATATATATCCACAATATACAACATGGGACGTTGTTGCAGGCGGTTGTAATGACAATTTTCAGTACTCAGACAAAATGATTATTGACATTGAAATTGCAGCCGACGATGAGATTGACATGTCACCAATACAGCCTGGTATTCATGATTTTATAACTTATGTATGCCGCCAGTTCCCTGTGATGCGTGAGTATGCAAATGAACAGTCTCTAACAAAAACATTACGCACAAGCTTTAACATTAAGCGAACTACATTAGAACTAGAACAGTCTAGTAAGCAAGAGCTAGGTCTAATGTGTTCACTTAAGCGAGCTTGGACAGGCGTTTTAAAAGTTGGTGCATTCTCAAAGGCAAGAATGACAACACCTGACTTGTTCGTTGCTTTGGCGGCGAGCAGTCC